CCCGCCGCGACTTTACGGACTACACCCTCAGCACCTACACCACGCCTATCGAGCAACGCCTCAGCATGGACGACATCTCTAGCCCCGGCGTGATGGCAGTGTTTGACCTTGACTCCACGATCCTTCGCGCATCGTTCGCGGACCGGATGGCCGCGTACCAGGTGGCCATCGCGTCCGGTGTGTACACGGTTGACGAAATCCGGCGCCGCGAAACCGGAACCCCTGGAACGGTGACCCGATGACCACCATCTACTTGACAGCATCCGACGCCCCCGTGGCGTCCATTGACGGCCCCGCCCGTACCGTTCACGCCACGATCCTCCCGTGGGACAGTGTCGCAAATACCTCGGCGGGGCCGACCCGTTTCGCCCGTGGCTCGGTGAACATCACCGCCGCCCAGAACGTGGCATGGCTCATGGAGCACGACCGGAACCGCCTAGTGGGCCACGGCCAGTCTTTCCTTGATACACCCGCGGCGCTAGTGGGAACTTTCACAGCGCCCGAAAACTGGGATACAGAACTCCAGGCCGCGCATATGCGTTCGGGCTGGTCTGTCGGTGTAGACGTGATCCAAGCGTCAACCGACCGCGACGGCGTCCTCGTCGTTAGTAAGGCAATACTCAGAGAGGTTTCATCCGTTAGTGTTCCCGCATGGGACGCCGCCCGCACCATAACCAACCCCGAAGGATAATCAAATGAGCAAGCGCCAAACCCCGCGCCGGCTAACCGCTAGCGCACACCTGACCGGCGACGCCGGCACCCCAGCCACCACGGTCGAGGAAATCGCGGCCTCAGCTGCCGCTTCCGCTATTGCCGCGACCGCCGTGGCACCTGAACCGACCCCCGCCCCTGTTGAGGAAACCCCCGCCCCCGTGGCCGTGGCCGCCGCACAGGCCCCCGTCATCGCGGCCCGCACGTCGCCACGCTTGACCACAGCACAGGCCGCGTCCATGGTCGCCCAGGCTAACCGTGGCGAGATCCCGATGGGCCAACTCCAGGCCGCCCTTACGGACATCACCTACACCGCCAACGCTGATGTCTACCCTGACACCTGGTTGGGCCACGTTTTCGAGGGCATCAACTACCAGCGCCGTTTCGTGCCAGCAGTGGCCGCCGGTGCCCCCATCACGTCGCTAAAGGTCACCGGATGGCGCTGGAACGTCGCGCCAGCCGTTGACGACTACGACGGCGACAAAGAAGCCGTAGCATCCAACGCCGCGACGACCGAGGCCATCGAGGTCCCCGTCAAGCGCCTCGCCGGTGCCCACGACATCGACCGCGCCTTCTTCGACCTGGGCTCCAGTGACTACGTCATGGGCTACTGGGCCGCGATGGCAGAATCCTACGCCCGCCTCTCGGATCAGTACTGCTACACCGAACTAGAGGACCAGGCAACAAACACCGGAACCAACGAGACCCCACTGGGCACAATCGTCCAGGCCGCGATGTCCGTCATGCCGATCGGCACCCCGTCCTTCATCGGCATCAGCACCGAGGTATACGCCGCGATGGCAGCAGTGAACACCCAGGAGGCCCTTGCGTTCCTCGGTGGCTCACTGTCGTTCGACGGTACCGGCTCGTTCGGAAATACGTCCCTCTTTGTTTCCGATTTCGTTGCCGCTAACACGGTCATCGCCGGCACCCGCGCGGCCGCATCGTTCCACGAACTCTCGCCAGCATTGCGCGTGAACGTGGCGAACGTGGCTAACGGTGGCATCGACGCCGGACTCTTTGGTTACTGTGCGACAGTCGTAAATCAGCCTGCGGGCCTCGCAGTCGCAACGCTGGACCTGCCGTAATCACCCCAAACCGCTACGCGCTCCGGGCCTCCCAGCGCGACGCGTAGCCCCCAGGTGCCGGGACTCCCACCCCCGAGAGTCCCGGCACCACCCACCCGAAAGGATCACCATGGCCGAGCCGTTAGTCACGGGCGAGGACGTCCGCAACTATCTGCGACTCCAGGACTCCGCCGACGCGGCATGGCTCCAGGACGCCGCGGACGCGGCCACGGACTACGTCAACTCACTGTCACACGTCGACGCGACAGTGTGGGACTACCGGACCCGGACCGGCGCCATCATGCTCGCCGGGCGCCTTTACTCCAGCCGCAACGCACCACTGGGCGCGGCAGGTTTCGACTCCATGGGTGGCGTCATCTCAGCTAGGACCGATCCCGAGGTGGCCCGCCTGCTCCGCATCGGGCGCTACACCCCGCCAGCCGTTGACGGGCCGGTGATCGTGGAGTGAGCGGCACCTACGCCACAGTCATGGGCGCAATGTGGAACGAAATCAACGCCCTGGGCTTACGCGTCACCGATGACCCTATGAGCGTCAACCCGCCGTGTGTCGTTATTGACCCGCCCAGCATTGAGCGCTTGACGATGGGGCACTACAACATCCGCCACCAAATCCACATCGTCGCGCCCGGTGGCACTGGAACCGCTGACGCACTAGCCACGCTGGACTCCATGCTCGATATTTTGGTGGACGCGCTCGACCCGTCAAGCATCGAACCATCCACCTACACCCTCGGGAGTACCGGCGACGGTGCCCCAGCTCTAACCCTCACCCTGGAAAGGTCAAACTAGAAATGACGATCACCGACTCCCGTGTACGCGCCGGCGAACTAACCCTGGACGGCGACTCTTACGCCACCCAGCCAACAAACGTGCGCATCACGCCATCGCACGACTCCGACGGGGACCGCATTGAGGTCCTAGACGGTTCCGAAATCCAACCCACCTACCGCCGCCGCAACACCCTGAACATCGAGGCCATCCAAGATTTCGACAACGACGCCGGCCTGATCGCCCTGTCATGGGATCAAGACATGGCCACCATCCCGTTTTCCTGGACTCCGGACCCCGTGGGCCCGACCTATTCCGGCGACGTCCAGATCCTCGCCATCGAGGTCGGCGGTGTAGTTGGCGAACGGTTGACCACGACAGCGGAGTGGGAAATCATCGGCGCCGTCACAGTCACCCCATACGTCGCCCCATAGATCATGGCTCTCGCGGCAACTGTCGAAATCGAGGGCCTAGCCAAACTCCAGCGCGAACTGAAGCAAGCCGGCGAGGATTTACAGGACCTAAAAAAAGCCGGCGGGAAGGCCGCGCTGATCGTTTTGGCGGAGGCCAAGCGCAGGGCGCCAGTACGTTCGGGGGCCCTGAAAAAGTCACTCCGGAAAAGTGTGACAAAGACCAGCGCCGGCGTGCTCGGTGGCAAGGCCCTAGTGGTGCCATACGCTAACCCGATCCATTGGGGATGGCCTGACCGTGGCATCCGGGAAAACCCGTGGGTGTCGCGGGCCGCAGTAATGACACAATCGCAGTGGCTCCCCGGCTACGTTGCGGAAATAGACAAAGCAGTCGAAAAAGTGAGAGGGGCACCACGTGGCCGGTAGTCCCGCGAATCTGAGAATCAACATTTTCGCCAACGCGAAACAGGTTGGAAAAGAACTAAACAAAACGAAAAAAAAGTTTGACGGTTTTGGCAAGGGCCTAAAGATCGCCGGCGCCGGTATCGGCGCGGCTGTGGGCGCGGGTTTTGCCGTGATCATTGACAGTGTGAGAAAGGCCGCCGAGGAGGAGGCCGACATCCGGCGCCTCCAAACCGCCATCGAGAAGGCCGGTGGCGCGTTCGCCGACTCCACGCCCAAGATCGTCGCGTGGGTGGACGAGATCAAACGGTCATCGACCTTCACCGATGATCAACTGCGCCCCGCATTGGCGAACCTGACAAACGCCACGGGCGACGTCGCCGAGGCCCAGGGCTTACTCACGACAGCCATGGACCTATCGGTGGCGTCTGGGAAGCCGTTAGAAACGGTTTCCCTGGCCATCGGCAAGGCGTCCAACGGGCAGACGACGGCGCTAAAGAAACTTTTCCCAGAACTAAACACTCAGGCGAATAAGAACAAAACGGGCGCGGAACTGCTCCAAATCCTGTCGAACAAATACAAAGGCGCCGACACTGCCGCCACTAACACGACCAAGGGTGGCCTGAAACTTTTCTCGGAAAGTATTGACGATTTACAGGAGGACCTGGGGACCCTGCTCCTCCCCTATTTACAAAAGTTTACTGACTGGGCCGCCTCACCCGATGGCAAAAAAACATTAGAGGACATCGCCGACGTAGTAGAGGAACTGGCCAAGGCCTTTATCGCAGTCGCGGGTGGCATCGACGACACCATCATCGGGTTTAAGTCCATCGCCGCGTTCTTCAAATCCAAGGAATACTCACTCTGGCTGGATTTCGTCAAGTTCACAAACCCAGCGGCCTACCTAGCCCTGCGAGGCACGCGCCCAGATAACCCGCGCCCACTGAGCGACCTGCTAAACGAGGTCGTGAACGGCGTTCCCGTTCCCCGCGCACCGCGACAGTCCAAACAACGGGATGAGCGCGACAGCTATCGGACCAACAGCACGACGGTAATCAACATCTCCACCATCGACCCAGCCGCCGCCGGTGTGGCAGTGCGCCGGGCCATGAACACAGACAGCACACGCCGCGGGAACCTTAGGATCGGTGGCTAATGTCCCTCCTGGTCCTCGCCGTGAACGATGTTCAAATCCCCAACAGCATCGTTTTACGCAACGTCGAGATACAAATGGGGGGCCCTTACGGCGTTGGCCAACAATCCGGCGACCCGTCCAGCTGTACGTTCCAGGTCGTGAACCTGCCAACCGAGGACGAGATCAAACCGGGCGACCGCATCAACCTTTACAGCATTGAACCCGGCATCGGCTACGTCCCCCGTTTCACGGGCCGCGTGTATTCCCGCCGCGTTGACTGGGAAGGCGTCACGCGCTCCATCACCACCATCGCCGCGTCCGGGCCCCTAGCCATCCTGAACCGTATTTACATTGGGGACGAGGCGTGGCCAGCCGAAACGGATGGGGACCGCCTAGCCCGCATCCTGGCACTAGCTGAGGAACAAACTGGCACCCCATACAGTGCTGATCCCGGGGGCGTCACAGTGTTAGCCCGTGACGTGGACCGCCAGCCAGCCGGCGACCTTGCCCGCCTTTACGCCACGTCCGGCCTCGGTTTGCTCACCGACTCACCGGATGGGACGATCCGCTACCTGGACCGTTTCCACGCCGTGGACGTGGGCGCGGAATTTGCCCTAACCCCAGCCAGCATCGAGGACTCGTTAGTGGTCACAGCGACCACGGAAACCCTGGTCAACGACATCACAGTGGGCTACGGCACGCGCATCGACGGCGTGGAGCGGACAACGGTTAGCGCCGTGAGCCCCGATAGCCAAACGTCTTTCGGCTACTACGGGGCAGATTTTGATTCCGAATTGGACGACGCCGGCGACGCCCTAGACGTTGCTAATGAGTATATCTACCGCAACTCACGGCCCGGCGACACGTTGCCCACAGTCACCATCGACCAGCGCCTCAGGCCCGACCTATTGACCGAAATCATCATCGGGGATGTCTGTTTCATCACTGGCCTGCCCCAGCCGGTGCCAAACTTTCTTTTCGCCGTGATCACGTCCTACCGGGAAACCTGGGCCACCCAGTCACAATGGCAAATCGAGCTGGAACTGGTAGATGGCCGTTATTGGGGGCGCGGCACCATCTGGGATGACGTCGACGTGGGCATCCTATGGAATAACGTCGACCCCGGTTTCACCTGGAATAATGTGGGCGAACTCATCAACGGCGTCGAGGGTTTTGACCGATGGACAGACACCCCGGCTAACTACTTTTACGACAACATCCCCGCGACCGCGTGGGCTGACTGGACAGGATAAGGACAAATGGCAACTACACCCGAGCATGGCTGGCCAACGCCAGACAACACCGACCGCGTGGCGGATGGCGCCTCAGCCATCCGCGCGTTGGGCGACGCCATCGACGGCGCCCTGCCCTTTATTTACACCGCCGCCGGCACAGTGGGCACCCTTGCCGCTGGCAATGACGCATCCACCACGGTTTCGTTCCCGGCGTCCTATTTTGCGACCGCCCCGCGCGTGGTGGGCACAGCCAACACGGGTGGGACCGCGGTCGTAACGATTCAGTCGATCACGACGTCCAGCTGCTCCGTCAAGGTGACAAACATCGGCGCCACCTCTATCGGTGGTGCCTTCCAGATCATCGCGGTCATCTGATGAGGACCCGACGCGGCGCCATTGGATGGTTCAGGCGCAACGCCGCCCTACGCACACGCGGCTACGGTGGGCTATGCCTGCGGGCCGTCCGCACCGCCTGGGGCCTCCCCGGCATGTACGCGGACGCGGACACCTATTGGGCGGCAGTGCCGGCCCGCCATAAGCACGCCTGGGACAATAACCCGCCCAAGGGCGCCGTGGTGTATTGGCGAATCGGCAAATATGGACACGTGGCCCTATCTAATGGGGAGGGCGAAATCTGGGGATCAGACTTGCCCACCCAGGGCCTAGTCGGGAAAACGTCGATACACACGCCACGCGTCAAATGGGGCGCCGTGCCCGTAGGGTGGGCATCATGGCTGAACGGTCGCAGCCTGCCACTATGACCCCGATACTTTCCGCCATCGGTGCCACGGCTGCCGGTGCCCCCCTGATCGTGCTGGACGCCGCTGGGCTATCCGGTGGGATCATCATGACCGGATCCATCATCGCCTCACTGGTCGCCATTGGGGTGGGAGTAGGAAAAGTATGGCAACTGGCCCGCGCCGCATCCCGGCACCTAGACCAACTGGAAAACCTAGACAAAAAACTAGACAACATCTCGCAACGACTAGAAACGGCTGGACTATGAACCCGATACTACGCTCCGCCCTGATCACCTTCGCCGCCTCTTTCATCGCCCTAATCCCCATCGCACCCCTGTCCGATGACTGGTTTTTGCCCGCTCTTTTCGGCGCTGGTATCGCTGGCCTTCGTACCCTGCTCTCGTGGCTGGACCCCGGTAATCCGCTATTCGGTGTGGGAAAAGTGGATCACGCCACGCCGGATGATCCCGAGGTCGTTGACATCCAAGGCTGATGTGATGGTAGTTTCACCCACGCACCACTAACCGTCTGGGAGGACAAAATGAACCTGTACCCGTGGCTCCAAAATGTGGGGTCTTTTCTGCTACTGCTGGGCGCCTTTAGCGTCGTCGGATGGTTTTGCCACTGGATCGGCGTCCAAAACGGATACGACGACTGCCTGGACGACCTGAACGCCGAGGTCGCCCGCCGCGACGGCATGATCAAATGAGCGCCTACCACGTCCTCATCATCGAGCCATTGGACGGCGGCCTAGAGATGGTGTCCAGCGTTGGACCTTTCAGCTCGTGGACTTTCGCCCGATCCGCCGCGCATCGTTTCGAGCAAAAACGCGACGCCGCGGGCTACACCGCGTCCGACGTGAAGGTCCGGGTATCTAAGCAAATCGCCCCCGAGGATTTTGAGTGGACACCCCCGAGCCAGCGCCCCACGGCTGAGGTCGTCAAGATCACCCGGCAACGCAAACACCGGACCAGTGACCCGCTGACGTCCCGCCAGGCTGACCTATTCGCGTCCAGCAAATCCACGAGCGCCCGCCTGCGCATCATCGAGGCCCACGCCGCACACCCGAACGGGCTGACCGATGAGGAGGCCGCGATGATCGCCGGCCTGAACATGACCAGCGAATACTCCACCCGATGCTCGGAACTAAAGCGCGACGGCATCCTAGAGGACACAACCCGCACCCGCGTTGGATCCACTGGGCTCCAGCGAACAGTCCGCCAAATGACGGCGGCAGGGCTGAACTACTGGCGCGAGCAAAAGGCGGCGACCAAATGAACGAGGATAAGTACGGCGCAGATAAGCGCTACAAACTGGTCATATCTAAAGACGGCCTGACCTGCCTGCGGTCATACACAAACGACCTAGCCATGATCCAAGACATCGCCATCAAGGCAACGCTGGACGGTTATGAGGCCGAGATCATCGACCGCGCCCCGACACACCCCGCCGGTACGCAACTATGACCGCGCCCCGGCGTTATGCGATACGGCACTGGCTCCAAGGCTGGGCCATCATCGACCTAGTCACTGACCGCATCGTGGCCGAATACGCCACACTTGACCAGGCACGCCGCGCGTCCGACGTATTCAACGGGGCCGCCCGGTGAAATGGTTTCATGAGGGCGTCACCTTCGACATAGCCCAGCACGCCCGCCCCTGCCCTTCCTGCCGCACCATGGTCCACACCCTCAGCCACCCCGAGCGCGACATCGGGCCTATGTGCCCGTCCTGTCACCCCGACTGGCAACACGCGCCCTTCATCGGCCAGCGCCCCGAGGATATGGCCCTAGCCGTATGGCAACAGAAACTAAAAGACCG